CTTGTCACTTGTCAAACCCTGAGCCAGCCATCGTTGAGTTCTATATCGCAGGCTATGCACAATGCTTGCAGTTGCCAGCCACCCTTACCGTCCGGCTCGGTCCAGAAACGTTCTTCGAACTTCATTTCGTCGCACCTTGCACAGACTTGCGAGATGAAACCTTCGCCATCCTGTCGGGTCTTGGCACCGGGGTGCGGTGTCGTCATCATCATCTTCTCCCTCCTCATTGTTGCCTGCCTGTCAGACATGACCGACTCCCACCGTAGGTGGGCACCGGCCAAACCTGCCCGGACTATGCCCGGTCAATGTCCTCTGGCTCAAGGTTCGAACTCGCACACCTGCGGATGAGGTGCTCCCTCAGCCGATACCATGCCGCGTGCATCGATGCCGTCTCCGTCATCTCCCGCTTCGCGTTGAGTCCTCCAAACTTTCCGCATTGGTGGCACTGCCAGACATGCTCCCGCGTGTCCTCCCACTCCCCGATACTGTGGACTCTCCCGTAGGTTCCCAGTGTGCTCATCGTTGGCATGATTCTCTCCGTTCTTTCCCCGCTACCTAGACGGTAGCCGATTGATTGTTGGCTGTCAAATCTTGCAGTGTGGCATCGACATAGATATCGATGATGCTGTCGCCCGTAGTCCCTAGCAAATCTGCCAGTGTCGTGTCGTCGTGCATGATATCTCCATTCCATTGTTCGGTGAGGCTGTCCCACCGGCCAGCAACCCGAACCCCGTAGGGTCCGAGGTTGCCAGACGCTAGGAGCGAACCGAGGTTCGCGTCACTGGCACGTCCCATCGGGGCAGATGTCCGGATGACATTCCATCCCGACGTAACCAGCGGGCCGGGTGACCCGGCGCTCACTTAGGGGCACGGCGCGCGGCGTCCCGTAAAGCGGGACATTGTGCCCGGTATGGAACGGTGGCAGTGTCCGCGTGCGAGTGCGGGTCGGTAGTGTTTTCATGGTGTGATCCTTTCCCAAGATCATTAGGTGCCACTGTGACACCTCCGACGCATCCCGACTCATGTCGGGCAACGTTGGAGGCAACCCGTGGAGGTTGCCCGAATCGCCCTACCGGGCAATCCCGTCCGGTCGAGGGAAGTTACCCGTGCCCGGCGCGCGTTCAATATCCCGCAGCGGTGCGGGCCGTTCGGTCGCAACAGGGTAAGCGGACGCATAGCAGCGGGTGCATAGGTCATCGGGTTCGTGCCCAACTAAAACGTGTAAGTCCTCTGCCGTTACCTCAGTGAGCGTGACACTCTTACGCCATTCTAGGGACGTTCGATTGCCACACGCGGGGATGGCTACGTCATGAGGTTCTACGCCAGTAGTCGCGTAGATGTGTGCCTTAAGGCCAGCAGCCTGAAATAGTAAGCCGCTCCCGGTTCGGAATGCTATCTGGCCTTGAGTGCGGTTGCCCGCGTTGCCGGTACGTAGTGAGTTGTGCATGATCTTTCCTATCGGTAACGGCCCCCCCGTGCGGGGGGCGTGGTCCTAGTATTGGCACAGGTTCGGAGTTAGTTGTACCAATCAGGGGGACATTCACCCAATCGGAGTAATAACTTGGTAATAATCATCTAATAATCGGACAGTGAGCCAGAATCGCCCCACTCATTAACATCAAATCAGGGTTATCCACACTAAATAGCATCTAATCCCGCCAAACAGCATCAAACAGCGTGATCCAAGTCACAATCGAAGATACCTGGGGGGGCATCAAAGAAAACTGCACACATGCCACACAACAGACACCATCGACCCCCCCATTTTTAACTCACGAACACACAATGTACACATACCGTCTTGTATGTGTGTTGTGTTTTGTTCGGTTTTGGGGGGTGAACGTACCTAGTGATTCTGTAAGGAAGCCCCCTCCGGGGGCTTCTTATATATATTATATATATATATAGGGAAATCTCTTTTGGAGATTTCTTTGTGTAACTTTCAACAACTATCTATCGCCGATTACTTCGTATCGCCGATTAGATACTTGTTTCCAGTTACTTATGTTGCCGTTTTTTTTTACTCCGCCACAAGTTATGTGGGTTGTGTGTGGGTTTGTGTGTTTTTTTGGCCTAGTGTGTGGGTGTGACTGATTGGGAGAAGCGTCGTAGGCGTGGGGCTAGGGGTAAGTCTCAGCGTGGGCAGGGTCGCCGGTCGTGGTCGAAGACTGAGAAGGCGAATGTGATGCGGGCTTTGTTGGGGTTTATGGCTGAGGGGGAGGGGGTGTCTTCTGCGTGTCGGATGGTGGGGGTGTCGAAGTCGTTTTTTTATCAGACGGCGATGAAGGACCCGTGGTTTGCGGGTGAGGTTGGGCGTATTAAGTCGGGTGGGCATGTTGCTGATGGTGTGTCGCCGGATCAGTGGGAGCCGGAGCCGAAGGATGAGGTTCCTGATTTCCCTGAGTTTTGTGAACAGTTTTTGGGGCAGCGTCTTTTTCCTCACCAGTTGCAGTGGTTTGATTTGTTGGAGGGGCGGGAGCCTCGGGACGTTCATCCGGCGTGTGAGTTTGTGCCAGGGAAGAAGTCTCGCATTATTGTGAACACGCCACCGGGCCACGCAAAGTCTACAACTATTACGGTGAATTATGTGTTGTGGCGGATTTTGAAGAATCCGTCTGTGAAAGTTGTGATTGTGTCTAAGGCACAGAAGTTGGCTGACCAGTTTCTGCTGCAGATTAAGGAACGTTTAACGTCTGACCAGTATCAGACGTTGATTGATGCGTTTGCACCGCCTGGGGGGTTTGATGGTGAGTCTGTGGGTTGGTCAGCGAACAGGTTTTATATTTCTTCCAAAGTCAGGGGTGCTGAGGCGAAAGACCCTACGGTGCAGGCTGTAGGTATTAGGGGCCAGTTGTATGGTTCGCGTGCTGATTTGATCGTTGTTGATGATGCGGTGGATAACACTAACGTCGCCGACTATGACAAACAGATTTCGTGGTTGTTGGGTATTGTGGGTTCCCGTCTAGCACCCCGATCCGGGCGACTCCTTGTCGTAGGCACCCGCATCGCCCCCACTGACTTGTATATTGAACTGCAAGATGGCGGCAGATACTATTCCGGTGATTCGCCGTGGACCTATTTCAAACAACCAGCAGTGTTGGAATATGCCGAACATCCCGAAGACTGGCTTACCCTATGGCCCAGGTCTGATTCTGCAGCCGACCCTGACGAAGAACCCGACTTAGATGGCATGTTCCGCCGATGGGACGGCGAAACATTAGCCGAAGTGCGCGACGGTCTACCGTCAGCCGAATGGTCCCGCATCTACCAACAAGAACAAGTCAGTGAAGATTCGTACTTCACCCCGGAGATGATCGCCGACGCAACCCGAGGGTCACCCCCAGGGCGTTTACCTGATTCCAACGCAGGCCGACCCGGAGGCATGGCCGGGTTACGAGTTGTCGCCGGGTTAGACCCAGCCATGTCCGGATACACCGCCGCCGTAGTCGTCGGCTACGACAAATACACATCCGAACGATGGGTACTAGACGTACATAACCAGCCGTCCATGAAACCCGACGAAATCCGCGACCTCATTAAACGTTGGACTGACAAATATGCTGTCCACGAATGGCGAATCGAGAAGAACGCTTTTCAAGCGTTCCTCACTCAAGACACCGACATCCGTAACTATCTTGCGGCACGCGGCACCATCCTCACCGACCATCTAACCGGCAACAACAAAAACGATCCCCAGTTCGGTGTCGCCGCGTTAACTATGCTGTTCGACACCGGCCTCATCTCGCTACCCCGCCCATCATCAGAAGGCATACGCGCACTACGCGAACAATTATTAACCTGGGATCCAAAACAAGCACAGTCAAAACATGCGTTAAAAGGTCATAAGACAGACACAGTAATGGCTTTATGGTTCGCCGAAGTGCGTTGCCAAGAATATACAACGCTAGAATTCGAATCACGACATTCAACATCCATATTCCACACTCGCCGCGACAAGGCACGCCAATACACGATGCCAGCCAGCGACTTAGATGATCGGATCGGTTGGGGTTAAACCCCTAGTGAACGACTATGACGACTGTGTACGCCAACAAAAAACTACTTGACTCATATCATCGTCTACGCAATCGGTATGCAGGCCGCGACACCCGAATGCAGCAAGTGTTGGCTGTACGCGAAGGCCGCATGGCAGAAGTCGCCCCCGACCTGTTCCCCGACGAAGGCCCCTACACCAACCCCGTCACCGCCAACATTATTGATGTCGCTGCCCGCGACCTCGCCGAAATGATCGCCCCACTACCAGCAATCAACTGCTGGTCACCCAACATGACATCCGAGTCGGCACAAAAGAAAGCCGACAAGCGCACCAAGATCGCCAACGGGCTAGTCATCGGCTCCGACCTACAACAACAAATGTATAACGGTGCCGACTGGTACCTCACCTACGGATTCCTGCCAGGTCGAGTCGAAATCGACCCCATCGACAACCAGCCAGTTATCCGACTGGTTAACCCCATCGGCTGCTACCCCGTGTACGACAGGTTCCAACGAGTCGTAGCCATGTACCAACGCCTAAGCATGGGGTTAGATCAAATCCTTGAACTGTATCCAGAGTTTGCACCCCAACTTGAATCCCGCGATCACGGCGGAAACTCGCCAGGACCAATCATTGACGTAGTGCTTTACCACGACGCAAACAGCGACATCGCGTTCCTGCCCACCGTTGAAGGTTTGAAACTTTACGAAATCCCCAACCCGGTCGGTAAATGTATGTACCGAGTCGCCCGACGACCCGGACCGTCAGTAACACCACGCGGCCAGTTCGATGATGTGCTGTTCGTGCAGTTAGCGAAAGCCCGATACAGCCTCCTAGCAATGGAAGCCGCACACAAAGCA